CGTGCCAAGAAATTAACTCCTCGAAACCCTCTTTGTACAACAGAGGCTTCCAGCACAAGTCCGACTCGATTGGCGGCCCATTGATGACTGACGATGCTGAGGTTAGCATCAACACCGTCGTCACCAAGGTGTATTCCGATCGAGGCGAAGGCTTCCGACGGTGTGTTGTGTCGTCCGGAGGCGTGGCGCTGGTTTCTATAAGCAAGGTAGGCTGTGAAGGCCGCTCGTAGCGTTTGGAAAAGGCTTGTGGCTGAGCAGCCTGATCCATGTGAAGGTCCTTGATTGAACGTCGTTCCTTGGGGCAAATATCCGGTATTGTCGACATTTGTCTTCAGCAATTCATTCAATTTAGTGCGGTGGTTTGCAAAGGCCTTCATGCAAACCGCCCGATCAACCTGGCGTAGAGCGTAAGTGATCGTTCCATCCATACGGTGATAGTCAGAGATGTTGACAAACTCAGCATCGTGACATATTTCTCCCATACGTTCTGCGATCTCTAGCGGATTCTTACCAGGGCCATACCACGGAAACTTCTTGCAATGGGCAGCCAACGCTAGGGAAAATTGCGCCATGTCTAATTTGTCTCCATCATTGTAAGTCGATATATTACGCGGATCAGCAATCTTCGCGTAAGCTTCGGCTTTGATGAAGCATTTTAGAACTTTGGCTCGAAACCATCCCATGATGGCGGCTTTTGCTAATGAAAGTTTCTGGGCAGCACTTGTCTGTCGAGCAGCCACTTCCTCGTAACAGACAGGTTCAAGGACCTCGCCCTGCATAATGAGTTGAACGAACTCATCTATGCACCGGTCACGAAATCTGCAAGGTTTTGGCTCGGCTTTGCGGAGGGAATTAATTCTTCCTTCAACGCATTGCTCTTCACCAGCCTTGTTCGCTATTGGAGCGAAGGCTTCGTGCACTAGAGGTGACATGAATGCTTGTAATTTTGGTTTCGCTTCCTGATCAAACTTGGCAGGAGCATATTGATACGCTCTAACTGCTTTGCTTACAGGAAATACGGACAAAGGGCTTCGTCGTACTGTGGCACGATGAAATCGTGTCAGAATGACGGCAGCAGCCTTATCATCTTTGACCCAACTTGCAGTGGTTGGCATCATAAGATTTGTGGTCCCGAGCTTGGCGACA